ACGGGTGCTTTCAAAAATATCGGAGTAGCCATAGCGGGAGTTATGGCTACATATTTATCATTTAATGCTTTACAAAATTCTATCGGCGGCAGCGTTAAGGCTTATGCTGAACTTGAAACAGGCGTTACAAATGTTCAAACTTTGCTGGATAAACAGGATTCTACCTTGCAAGGGCGGACTTTAGAGTTGGTGAAAAAGTATGGACTTGAAATTAAAGACGTAACTAAGGCATATTTCGATACTGTTTCGGCTGGTTATTCAGTTGAAAAAGCTAATGAAGTTCTTAATCAGTCCTCCATGCTGGCTGTGGCGGGGGTTACTGAATTGAAAGTGGCAACGGATGGGATGACTTCAATAATGAACACCTATTCGTTAGGAATGGGAGATGCTGAGCAGGTTGCAAGTTCATTTTTTACAGCACAAAAATACGGTAAAACAACCGTTGCACAATTAGCGGAAAGTATCGGGAGTGTCGCGCCTATTGCCCGTATGGCAGGGGTTAGTTTTCAGGAATTGATGTCAGCATTATCTGAAATGACTAACTCAGGTTTAAAAACCGACATGGCGGCAATGGCATTAAAGAATACTCTTAATGCAATAATGGCGCCGTCGAAGCAAGCTAAAGAAAAATTTGATGAGTTAGGAATATCGACGGGAGTGGTGGCAATTAAGGAGCAGGGTTTGGGTAAAATATTACTGCAAATTTCACAGGCTGTAAAACAGGATGAAGATGCTCTTACGGAATTAATCCCTAATATCAGAGCGTTATTAGGTGTATCTTCGATGGGTGAAGAACAACTGAAAAGATATAATGAGATTTTGACGATGGTTAACTCTGACTATGGTGAAGGATCATCATTGGTTAAAGGTTACGAAATGCAAATGGATACTTTGAATAAACGCTGGGATATAACAAAAGCGACAATATCAGAGGTGGGTATTTCATTTGCTGAGGAGTTACGTCCGGCATTAGTAAGTGTGATGGGAGTATTTAGTAATTTATTTGAATGGATTGGAAAACATTCAGAGGGATTAATTAAGTTGGCTAAAATTATCGGTTTAGTCGGAGGCGCAACCTTGCTTTATAAGACTTATTTAATGGCTAAAAATAGTCTGACAATAGCAAGTATAGCATTGACAAAAGGGTTAACTATTGCACAAGCTCAAGAAGGTGCAGTAATGAAGGGCAATACTATTGTTGCTGGTGCGATATTGGCTGTTAAAAAAGCATGGAATTTTACAACAGGCTTATTAACTGGATCAATAAAGACTGCAACCGTAGCTCAACAGGGCTTTAATGCAGCGCAAAAAGCTAATCCAGCAGGATTAATAATTACTGCGATAACAACAATTATAGGTTTATTTACTATATTTTCGAGTAAAGCTAATGCTGCAAAAAAAGCACAAAATGAATTAAATGAAATACAATTACGATCACATGAAATTGTTATTGAACAAAAAACACAAATAGATTTATTAACCGATACTATAAATAATGAAACATTAAGCGAAGGACAGCGATTAGATGCTTTAAAAAAATTGCAGGAAATTTCACCAGAATATTTTAAAAATCTCGATTTAGAGGCATTTAAGACGAATACTGCCAAAGAGGCTATTGATAATTATTTGAAGTCACTTGAAAAACAAGCAAAAGCTAAATCATTAGAAGAAGTCATTACAAATGCTGGTAAAAAAATAGATGAATTAAATGTCAAAGGGGCAGAAAGGTCATGGATAAGTAAACAAGTAAGTGAGATAAAAGGATTAGCAAATGGAGTAGGAATAGCTAATCAGAAAGCGATTGACGGTATTATGGCAACAAATGAAGCTATAAATGAACAACAAGTCCTTATCGATAAAGCTAAAGAAGATTATCAAAAATTAATATTAGGAGAAATACCGACGTCTACAGAAAAAATAGACCCGCTGGACAAATTAATTAAAGATAATGAAAAACAACTCGAAGGCACTGAAGGGTTGGTAAAAGCTGAAAATGATGCTTTCCAAAAAAGATTACAAGAATATAAGCTATTTGGCATTGAAAAATCCCAGATGACAGATAAACAGCGTCAGGCATTTGAGATATTAGAAAAACAACATGAAGAAAGACTTGCAAAAATTCAGGATGAGGGCGGGGAAAAACGAAAAGACAGCAAGGGGAAGTTAAAACAAAAGGAATTTGATGTCGAAAAGGCTTTGAATGAAGCACGATTAAATAATATCGCTAATAATACAGCTCGTGAAATAGCGATAGAGGCAAACCGACATGATGAACAGGTAAAAATCTATCAGAAAGAAGTTACTGATAAGACACAATTAACGGAACTTTTGATATTAGAAGACGAAAAATATCTGCAAAATACTCTTAAAACACTTGGAAGTTATGACATTTTAACACAAAAATCAGTCTTAAAAGAGAAAGAAAATTTCGACAAAGGACTAATAAACAGGGAAAATTATGTTAATAACGTCACCGATATAATTCAAACCGCTGAATATATAGATATACTTGAAAAATTAGCAGATACGGAATTAAAGAACCTGCAAAAAGCTACCGAAGATGAATTGAAAGTCGAAAAGGACAGATACGATAAAGGCGAAATATCATTAGAAGAGTATCAAAAGCGGGTAATTGATATCAATAAAATAGCTTCGCAGGTCAAAGAATTTGCAGCCAAACAGGATACTGAAAGAATCAAAAAGGCATTTGATCGTGAAACACTTTTAAGGTCGACAGCTTTCAAATTAGAATATGCCGCCTTGGGTGATGACGAAAAGGCAAAGGCTGCATTAAAAAAGAAATATGAAGATGAAGAGCTGGCACGGCAAAAGAAATTTTATGAAGATCAGGTTAAATTATATCAGGATAAATTAACACTTGGAACCAAACAGGAAATTGAAAGTGTCGAAATGGTCGGCGGTGAAGCGATTATAAAATATAAAACCGTAGATTTAACTGATGAAGAGAAAGCAGATTTGCAGGCGAAAATTGACAATGCTGGAAAAGACTTATCAGGGATTGAGGTAAAGATAGGCGAAGGCAAAGAGAAAAAGAACGCCTTTGGCATGACTGAAGCGGAAACTAAAGGTCTTCAGGATAAAGTCGAAAAGTATTCAGGATATATTGGACAATTAAAAGATATTTGGGCATCCTTCGATCAGATTCGAGCTAACAAAGAACAGGCGGCTTTTAACAAATGGGAAGCAAATTCAAATAAACAAAAAGCAGACTTAAAAAAGCGTTTGGATTCTGGTGCCATGTCACAAAAAGATTATGATAAACAGATCGCAGCTATTGAGGCGGAAGCAGAAAAACGTAAACGGCAAATTGCATACGATGAAGCAAAGAGGGCAAAGAAGCAAGCTATATTTGAAATTTTGATTAGCACGGCTGTGGGAATTGCAAAGGCAATACCAAATATTTTTGAAATGGCATTAGCGGCTGTGGTCGGTGGGTTGCAATTAGCAGCCGTCGCATCTCAACCTTTGCCGGAATTAAAAAAAGGTGGCAAAGTAAACAATGAAGATATTACCACGTATATCACTAAGATAAATAAGGTTGCCAGAGGTTCAATCATTCAGGGCATAGGTGCGTGGGATTCAGATAACCAACTTGTAAGGGTAAGTCCCAAAGAAGCTATTTTAAATGCACGTAGTTTAGCAGAAAAAGATACCTATACAATGACTGGTACACCTGTACAAATTGCAAGTCAAATTAACACTCTGAAAGGTTATGGTATACCTTTTGCAAGTTACGGCAAAGCACCCACTCAAAAAACTATCATTGATAATACTGTCAGTATAGATGTTATAAGGCAAATTGTAAACGAAACCGTGTCAGGAATTGTTAGTATTCCGGTAAATGTTTACGAAAATGACATAACGCAAACACAAAGATTAGTAGAAGTTTCGACACATGCAGGGGATATTTGACATTTACATTGTGGCAGGCGGTAACTCTTTACGTGGTTTTGATTTTGGAAAGTTAAAAGGCAAAGAAATTATCGCTGTAAATGAGAGCCTGCATTTCGTGCCGTTTGCACAGACTTTAGTGGCTTTAGATAAGGATTTTTATTATAGGGATTGCGTTATGTCTGATATGCCAAAGCATGATATTTGGCTCAAAGATTATAAGGGTAAAATGTACAATGATCGGAATGTTGCCGGCACTATCCAGATTCCATATCACCCTGCAAATAATTCCGGTTACATGGCTGTTAAGTTAGCAATAGAAATGAAGCCGGACAGGATTTTTTTACTTGGTTATGATATGCACCGAATTAAATATGTTCACTTTTACGATAACATTCCTATTGAATATTCCGATATTTGGAGTTCAACAAAGATGTGGATTGAAGATTTAGAACATGACTGCGAAATAATCAACGCTTGTTTGGATTCTAAAATTGAAACATTCCCTAAAATTTCACTCGAAAATTTACCTATTTAGTACGAAAAATCGTACAAATGTATTTTGACATTTTTTTTAAGTGACGTTATTTTTGCGGAAATAACTTAAATTTTAAAATCATGGGAATAGCTGTTTATACAAAACCCTGTGCAAAGAATGTCCCTGGTATTTCTAAGGTACTCTGGACTGAGATAGGAAATATTGCAACGGTAACAATCACATCAGGGGAAATCACTGCAATAACAATGGATACCGGAAAGAAATTCCACGAACATAACTGCGAAATTGATTCAGTTGAATTGAAAATGGAAGGTGAGTCGTCAACTGTTTCCTTTCAGACTAATTCCGTTGAGATGGGATTTGCAAAACTTTCCAAAGAATTAATCACAATGAAAACCGCCCTTACCGATGGTGCAGCTTGTGGCCTTGCAAGTGTTGCAAAAGATGGTAATGGATCATGGTTTTTAATTGGATATAATGACACTGAGAAAGCTGACAGACCATTGAATAAAATAAAACATAATTTCACATCAGGAAAGAAACTTTCAGATACAGCAGGAAATATGTTTACGATAACGGTATCCGGTGAATCTGGTTATGATATTGTACCTTTTAATACAACTTTAAATACTGCATTAACCGCTGAAAGTACAGCCGCTACGGCATTTTGCACCTTTAATTAAAAATTATGTATAAAGTAGTTGAAACACAAAAAGATAAAGGTTCAACAGTTACCTGTCTTAAGCATCCGGTCGGAATACCTCTCATTATTTATTTGGACTTTGCAAATCAAAGAGAACTGAAATACCTTTTTGAAATTCAACATCCGTTTGTTTATAAAGAAGAACCAAAGCCGGAAAAGGCTAAAAATAAGGAGGGGGGCGGCTAACGCCCCTTTTCATTATGTTAATAACACGTAAAGAGGTCATTGCATTAGCTATTAAAAGAACTTTCGACGAAAGTCTGATTAACGTTAATGATATTATAAGTGCTGAAAATCAGTATATCAAATCTATTTTAACAGAGGACTTATATCAGGAAATCATAGATCATCCTTCGAGTTATTATATTGATTACTTAGATTCGAGTTTATTTACTGTTAACTATGTAAGCGGTGATTTGACTGCAAACGACACGGCCATAACGGGAATTACAAAAGCCGACCCAGCGGTGTTTACTTTGAATGGTCATGGATTCATTAACGGTCAGGAAATTCGACTTGCAAAACCGTCTGCGAAAACTGACAGTGAGTGGACAGTATGGGATTCACAGGTTTACGTTATTTCAGACAAGGCGACAAATACCTTTCAGTTAAAAACAAGTCTGCAAACTCAATATATTAAACCGGCATTAGCTTACTATGTTCTTTATGATATTTATAACGAATTATTTGTAGAACTTTCCGAACGTGGTATATATCATTTAACTGCTAATAATGCAAATATTATCAGCAACGCTACCAGAACAGAGGCACGAAATGATATTTATCGGAAAGCTCAAAGTCTTTCACGGATTTTAAAGACTTACATAGAAGATCAGGTCAAAGATAAAGTCGCTATTTATGCAGATTATTACGCTTCAGGTGAAATAAAGCAAGTGGATTCAGAGTTGGTAAATTACGGCGGTAACGCTAAGCGGGAAAACCATATTTAGATTATTCTCTATAATCATCATAAATTTCAATAACAAAATCCGTTTTAAAATCTTTTGGATATGCTTCTTTAATGCGTGGTTGTGCCATTTCAAAAGTGCTAAGAATTAACTGATCTTTGTTCTTGGCATTTTCATTTAAAAATTCCAATAAATCTTCTAATGTATCAATATTAACGACATGAGTATCGCTTTTAATTTGGTCATTACGGAGGTTGGTTGTTGTAGTTTTGTAAATTAATGCTTTCATAATTTTAGAGTTTAGTTAATTCTAATTGCTGTTCTATATATAGTCTGATTTTGTGTGCCGCTGCCGCTGGCATCTTTTCAGCACAATTTGTAACACATTCCTGAGCGATTATTTCAGTTATTTTACTTTCAAATTCATCATTCATAATACGTCAATATTGTATTTATAAATTCATATCCTGGTATCCAGATTGTCCTCCCTGTGGGCTGTAAAATATACCCATACGTCACATCAGACCAATATAATCGGGCTTCCAAAAGTTCATCTAAATTTGGCACTCCAAAGTGAACAATGTCACCCTCTTTATAGTATTTATTGCCAAGTTTGACTACTTCAAAGCCGTATTTTTTAAGCACTTCTAAAATTTGATTCTCATATTTAACAGGGATTTGGCGGTTGTAATTTAAAGCCTGCCTAATTGTGCCAGACGGAAGTTTACATTCACGTTCTAAACCTTTAATATTTATTAGCGGGTGTGCTTTTAAAAAATCTTCTATATAAATCATGGCACAAATATACAAAAACGTACGATAAAGTGTACATACTTACTTTGACTTTTTTTTCACACAGGTATATTTTTGCGGAAATGAACCTGAAATACACAACAAACCTGACAAAGGAAAGTGCAGACATATATTTATATGGTCTGATTGGTGATAAAATCGACGGTGATAGTGTTGCTGCAGAAATACGTTATTTAGATAGTCAGGGTATTAAGATTATAAATGAATATATCAATTCCGAAGGTGGTGAAGTAATTAACGGATTGTCAATTATAGCAGCAAACATACGCGCGGGAGCGGACATACATACATTTGACGACGGAGTGGCAGCAAGCATGGCAGGTATAATTTATCTGTCTGGAAAGAAAAAATATATGTTAGACTATTCACGCCTGATGCTTCATGAACCGTCTTTTAACGACGAAACTATTGAAACAGCGGAAGAGCCTTTGCGGACTGCTATGATTAGTTTTCGTGATCAGTTAGTTGAATTAATAATGAAATCGACTAATAAATCAGCGGAAGACGTAAAGAAATTATTGAAAGAAGAAACGTGGTATGATGCTTTTGAGGCTCAAAAAATGGGTTTTGTAGATAAAATTTTAAAAACAGATTTTTCAAAGCAACTTAAAAACCTTACACCCTCTGAAATTTATGCAAAAATTGCAGCACAATACGAAATAAAGAATGAACTAATAAAAATCAAAATGGAAAAGGTCGCAAAATTACTTAATGTTCAGGATGTCGAAGACGAAATCACTGCAAGGATTCAGGCACTTTTGGATGAACTGGAAACAGCAAAGGCAGAAATTGAAACCATAAAAGCCTCTTTGGCTGAAAAGGAAACAGTTAATGCCACTTTGGTAACTGAAAAGGGAACACTTCAAAGTCAGACTGATGCTTTAAATGCAAAAATTACAGAATTTGAAGAACTCCGTAAAACTGACATGATTGAAAACGCTTTTGAATCTGGCAAAATTACGGCTTCCCAAAAGATAGTATTTGCCAAAATGAAAATTGCAGATTTAAAAGATGTCTTGGATACCATGCCGGTTGCCCCGCCTTCAATCATGGACATATTACGTCAAAAGCAAAATAGTCCTGATAATTACAAAAGTCTGAAGGATGAATGGGATGCACGTTTCAAAGACGGAAGTCTGGCAAAGGTGAAAATCGAAAACTTAGATCATTTCAAAGAAATCTATAAAGCAAAGTTTGGAAAGGAGTACAAATAATGTCACAAAATACAATGAATGGTACTCTGAATCAGGGTACATATAGTTTGACTTTAAAAACTATGCCAGCGACGTCTTCGGAAACGGTTAATTTACCGATGACATGTGAATTACTCTCAGCATTAACACCTGGATCAACCTATGCACTCACTATTTCACAACCGATTACTATTGCAAAGTTTACAGAGTTGAGTGCTGCAATGACCGTCAATTTAACTATAACATCGGGCATTCAAAAAGGTGCAATGCTATATATTTATATTGATTCAGATGCAACTGGACGCGATGTGACAGGTGGAACGGGCACTTGTACGTCGGTTATGGCCGGTACGTCAAATAAAAACAAATGGGGTACATGGGTATATGATGGCACTATTTTTAATTTGATTTCAGTTTATCAAATAAACTAAAATGACACAATATGTAAATCACCCTTTCGGGGCAATTCAAACGGCGACCCTGACAGCATCAGGAAATCAGGCGATTTCCATAAATGCACAAGTTACTTACATAGATGGGACGACAACCGGCTCAACAGGCGGACGTACTTTGATATTGACAATAGGATCAGAAGTAAAAGCCGGTGCAATGATTCACTTAGCAGCCGCTGCTACTTCAGGGGCTGGGAATTTGGTTTTCTCAACAGGTTTCACAGCGACGACACATTTGCAGGCAAACGGCAAAACACATACACAATCATTTTTTTATAACGGAACGACATTTTATCCAATGGCAGAAATAACACAAGTAAACTAACATGGCAGACGATTTATTATATCCATACGGCGCATGTGATTCACAGGAATTAACAGCCACAGGCACACAGGCACTAACTATCACCGACAATGTGACTATCATTGACGGTGTGACCGTCGAGGCAACAGGAAATAGAACTTTGAACTTAACTATTTCGGCACTATTAAAAGCTGGTGCGCTAATTCATTTGGCCTCAAAAACAAACGGCACAGAAACAACGATATTCGGGACAGGTTTCACGGCGACAACCATAACAGGCGAAGCCGGAAAAACCTATACGGAAAGTTTTTATTACAATGGGACTGTTTTTTATCCCATTGGAACAGCAGTAAAAGTAGACTAACAATTTAAATTTTAATACAATGGCAATTCAGAAAGAAATTTGGGAACAATACATAGCGGAGAATTTATTTCAGGACAATGAATTCATGAATCTGGCTTTCAACGCGGATATGTTCGTGGACAATTTGACCGTTCATGTACCGTCCGCTGGAACTCCGGCAGGGGTAACGAGAAATCGTACATCCTTACCCGCGACAACCGTGCAAAGAACGGACGCTATTTCAGACTATACGATCAATGAATATACAATTGATCCTACCGTAATCACAAACGCGGAACAAGTTGAGTTGAGTTATGATAAAATAGCTTCAGTTTTGTTTGACACAATGGGGCAATTACGCGACACTGTGGGTAACAATATGTTATATCATTGGGCTCCGACAACGTCGACTTATATCACACGTACAACTGGCGCATCAATCGCATGTCATACAACTTCCGCGACAGGTACGCGTAAACGTATACTTGCAAATGATATAATGACAGCAGCAAAAATTTTAAAGAAAGCTAAGGCTCCAGGTGCTGATCTTTATTGTATGCTTGACCCTGATATGTATGAACAACTTTTGCTCGACCTGAAATTTGGGGAATTTCGTACATCAGTAAAAGAGGCCGATACGGAAAGAGGCATAATCGGCGATCTTTATGGTTTTAAAATCCTTCAAAGGTCAACGGTTTTGGTATATGATAATACCGGCACACCGGTTCCAAAGACTATTTCTGCCACAACTGGACTTCCCACAGGAGCCGCAACGGATAACGCCGCTGCTCTTTGCTGGTCAGCAAGTTGTGTTGAAAGAGCTTTTGGTGACATTAAGTTTTTTGAAAAAATCGGTGATCCTACTTTTTACGGCGACGTTTATTCGGGTCTTGTAAGGGCTGGGGGACGCAAACGTAGATATGATGGTGTAGGAGTTGTGGCAATTGTTCAGACTTTGCTCACTTAAGGGGTGCTTTTTTCATAGTTTTGGGTTGGAGGGGGACGCAAATGTGTCCCCTTTTTAATAAAAAAATGAAATGAAAAGACTTATATTTATTTTATGTTTGCTGCCTCTCTTAAATTTTGGTCAGGCAGTGCGATTTATGAACACGTGTGTCATAACAACGGATTCGACGTTTACCATTCCTATCCCAGAGCAGGAAGATTATCAGTATGACTTGGGTATTGAAGTCAGGTGGTATGACTTAGCAGGTACTTTGGACGGTGAAATAATTTTAAAACATACAATGGTTACTGATTCAACAAGTTGTATTTATGACACTGACATGAAAGAGGCATGGGATTCCGCAACAGGATATTGTTATTTTGAGATTTACGATGTAACAAGTACATCTATTCAGTTATTTTTTGACATTAATTCAATTACATCAGGAACGGTTAATTCGTGGGTAATTTATAAAAGGAAACGATAATGAAAAAAATATTATTTATTATATGTTTTTTGAGTGCTTTTGTTTTAAATGCACAAAACACTCACAGGCTTTCAGATCATATCACTATTTCGTTATATAATTTGGAATCCGATACGGTGCAGGCAAATTACCTTATATGGCCTGACATTGATGACGGGGCTGATATCGGTACGAACGGGGTACGGTTTAATCATGGTTACTTTGACACCGTTCATGCAGCGGTATTCACTAATACGGATTTCGTGTTGGGTTCTACGGCCTCAGATTTGACCATTAACGCGGACACCGTAAAAGGCGATGCTGTTATTTATGGGAGTGACGTATTTGCGTCCGGCGATGTGACGGTAACAGGTGATCTAATCGGAGATATGAATACTGATACCGCTGACATTGATTATTTAGTGACAGATCGGATTTATTTGATTCCTAATCGTAACGCCTCTGAGTATGATTATCCTTTTTATATTGAAGATACGGGGTTAGCTTTTGCTTCAGGAGTTCAAAAAACATACATGGTTTATGTAGATGCAGAGCGTCCGGCGGGTACTGCGATGACAGGGGATTCACGAGATGCAGTTTTTAAAGGGAATTATGTTAACAGGGCTGCAAATGATGCCTCTTCAAATGCGATAGGATTGAGTTTAAATATGAGAAATCGCGGAAGCGGAACAATGGCACGAATGATGGCAGGTGAGATCGGAGTGAAAGTCGACGGCGGGTCTACGGTTACTAACTTAATAGGTCAGGAAATTACGGTTGAAAACTATGGTACTGTTTCGACTGATTTACATGGTTTAAAGGTAGACTTAAGAAATGAAGGGGTAGCTGTGGCAACTGAATATGGAATATTAGTAAATAACTCTAATGCTTCAATTGCGACGGCTGTAGCCTGTGGGTATAAGTTAGCCGATGCTGGTGCTAACATAGGATGGACGTACGGCATGGACATGAATGGCGCTACAATCCAGACAGCGGAATTTAGATTTTCGCAGGGTGAAACTTTAGATAACGTAACTAACGGACAATTAACTGTTACAGGTGATTTAGAGGCAACAGGAAATATAACAGGTACTTATTTCTATGGTAGTTTTGTCGGAGATATAACTGGTAACGTAACCGGAAATGTCACAGGGGCAATTACAGGCGACATAACAGGAAATATCACCGGAAATATCACCGGAAATGTTATCGGAGATTTGACAGGAGATGTAACGGCGGACACAGTAACTATTAATTATGTTTTGCAACCTGATGCAACTCAAGGGGCTAACATCGGCGGGACATCTACGTTATTCAACTATATATATTCCGATAGTGTGCAGGCTAACTGGTTTGGCGGATCAGGTGATTTTGAGATAGGAATGTCTGCAACTGATGTAACCTTCGACAGTGATACTATTAAGGGTGCGCCGATATGGTCTGGAAATTTATTTATTACCGGAAATGTAGGCATCGGGTCTGGCACGGCGGCAGAAAGGTTATATGTTTTGGGGTCTGGTTTTATCAGGGATACTATTTTTACGTATAACATTCAGAGTTTAGGTAGTGGTGCAACAGACGGACTTATAACGTTAGGAAATACAACTGATAAAATTACCATAGTTGGTGATACTTTGACCGATGGGACGGCTTTGTGGACTGGTAATTTATTGAAAAGTTTTACATCAGTTTCGGCGACTACACTAACTGATGGCACGGCTACAATAACAGGGGGTGATATTTCATGTGCCGTAATTAATGTCGATACGATAGGTACGACTTCAACGGATGAACAAACATTCAATGGTCGTTTGGCGTCTGGTTATTTTCAAAGTATATCAGATATTTCAGGATTGGCCAGACAGCATATTATAAGTGGGAGTGCGAAATTAACAGGAACAGACCCATTTAATTCAAAAACTCAAATGCAAGGTGGATTTTTCTCTATTCAAATAGATACAAGTTCAACACCCCTATCAACTGCGGTTACTGTTTATGGCTCTGAAAGCAAAGCGACTTTAGATAGGGATTGTTCTGATGCTACTTCTATTTTTGTCGGGGCTTTAAATAAAGTTTCAATAAGAAAAACAACGGTATTTGCAGGGACGGCAATCGGTACGTATTCATTTTTAGGACGTGATAATACCTCTACTACTGCTCAGGGTTATAACTTTTACGCTGAAATAACCTCAGCGGGTTTCACAGCGAAAAGTATTCTGGGTACAAAAGCCAATACGTGGGATTACGGTATCGATTTCGACGTGGCAACCTTATCAAGTGGCGACATTCGTTTGCAATACGGTGAAACCATTGATAATATTACTGATGGGTTGGTAAAAGTTACCGGAAATTTTGAAGCTACAAAAGCAGTAATGGCGACGGATTCTATTTGTTTGGGTGAATTTAGATTCATTGAAAGATTAGATACTCTTTGCTCCGTAAAAGGTACTGACACGTTAAGGATTCACCCTGCGAGATAAAAATATATAATGTATGCGACTGACCATATTACTGATATTTTTATCTTTAAATTGCTTTTCACAAACAATATATAAGGGTTATGCACCACAGTTAGCGGGTCGGGCTTCCGATACCGCTAACGGGTTCATAATGCGAAATTCCGGCACTGGCTATGCTGGACTTTATTTGATCCGTCAAACTGACACGGCAAAATTACAAGTTAACACTTCAGGGATTCTGGATTTGATTTTTGCCGATGTTTTCAAAGTAAACACTACCAGTTTAGTAATTAAGAATTTAGCTGCAAAGAGTTATCAGACTGTTTTAAGCACGTCAAATGACACCGTTTATAAGACGGATTTAAGTGTTATTTATTCACCTTTGGCCGATACGTCTTTATGGGCTATACAAGGAAATAATATTTACAATAAAAACTTAACATATAATGTAGGAATTGGAACGACAGACCCGACGGCTATGCTGCATGTGAAATATGACCAAAACATCACTGGTGTACAAATTACAAGGGTGCAAAGTAACGCGGCAAATCCTTTGCTTGTTTTCAGGAAAGCCAGAGGTGTTATTGGAACGGAAACCATAATTCAGGCTAATGACTATCTTGGACAGGTAAGGTTTGAAGGATGGGACGGTGATTCATGGGTGCAGGGTGCATGGATTTTAAGTCAGGTAATGGCAATTAAAGACGATACAATAGGCGCAAATCTGCAATTTTATACAAATAACTACACAAAGAAAACAGCCGATGAACGTATGCGATTAACCTATTTGGGGAATTTAGGCATAGCATCCACAGCACCCGCTCAAAGATTGGACGTAGACGGTAATATTATTTGTGATACTTTATTTGGATTTACCCACACACCTTCAACGGGCACGGTAACAAGTATAGTTCACGGTAACGGCATGGATTTTTCAGAAATAACCACTACCGGAACGGTCACAATGGGAACGCCCGCCACGCTCACAGGTATAACAACCAACGCTTTAACTGAACATTCACACACCCACGCTATCACCACGGCGGCGGTGGCAAATTCATCAACTGATTTATCCGATGGAAATGATATTTTTGATTTTGTCGAAACATACTGGACAAAATCAGGGGATGATTTATATTCATCTGTTTCAGGCAATGTCGGAGTAGGTGGAGTACATCCTTCTCAAAAATTTGAGGTTGTAGGTAATGGAAGATTTCAAAAAATTGGAATAGGAATACCCCCAACTGCGTTATTAGATATTTCTGGAGTATTAATAACAACAATAAATGCCCTTCAAATTGCAGATAATGAAGCGGCGGGTTCATATTTTAAAATCACCGACGGCACAAATACAGCAAGCCGGTTTATGCCAACAATTTACGGGCAAGCTGTTTATACAGGTGTCGCTGGCACTGGTTTACGATTTGTAGGAATTGTCGGAGAGGACGGAGCAGACGACGCTGGTATTAACTTTGACGGACGAAATGCAGCAAGTGCATTAACCACAGCAGCAATAGCGACATTTAAAAATTACGATACTGAATATGTAAGATTTGGATTTGACGGTAATATCGGCGTCGGTTCGACTGCACCAAGTCAGAAAATAGATGTGGTCGGAAACATAAATTTAGACGGTGCATATCTTTTCAATGGTGATTCTTTAGAACTTTCTGATTTGAAGTTAGTGGACATAGTAAGTGCAGCGGACGGTGAATATTTAAAATTTGACGGTACACGGTGGATAAACTTTGCACCTGAATCAGGCGGCACGGTTACAAATATTGACATCGGAGCAGGATTGACAGGGGCGGCAAATCCAATCACCACCACAGGTGATATTAAACTTGGCACTGCAAAAATAATTTCAGATACTTCGACCATTTGGACGGATGGAATTTATTTTTCACTTCAAATAGATACAACCAGAATGGCAACCATTTACGATGTTTCGAGCGCAGGGGGCGGGACTGTCATGGAAGTATCAGCGGGTAATGGTATGAATTTTAGTACAATAACTTCAACAGGGGCTGTGACTTTGGGTACTCCTTCAACATTGACAGGAATAACTACCAATGCAGCAACCGGCACGACACACACACACGCCATAACCACAGCGGCCGTAACCAACGGATCAACAAATATAGTAACAGGAAATGATGTTTTCGACTTTCAGGAGGATAATTATTGGAAGCATGCTGCGGGCAAAATTTACAACATCGTTGGTGATAATGTAGGTATAGGGTCAGCAAGTCCGGCGGCAAAGTTAGATGTAGTTGGATATGTTCAAGCTGAGAATATGATGCTGACTGATTTAGACGAAGACGGAAGTAATGATGTAGCTTTAGTTTTAGATGGAAATGTTGTAAAGTATAATGATTTATCTGATGAATTTGCACCAATAATACATAATCATGATGCTTCATATATTTCTATAATAAGTCCTGTTTCGACAGGATATTTTCCAACCATGACTGCGGGCGGGGAGTTAGCTAACTCTATTTACAATGCTGCTTATTTTGCTACAGCCGGGCATGTTCATTCTGCTTTGACAGATGCGACAAACTCAGGATTAACAGATTTTTCTTACACCGGCGGGGTGGCGGTGGCTATTGGACTTGGAACTCCGTCAATTAATACTGTAAACGGCACTAATAATGTGACCGGAATCTCGCACGGACATGCAGCGGACACGGTTGGATATGATGGATTTTTCACACAATATGATGGGACACACCTTCCTGCTTTGATTGATGGATATGGCATTAAAGATTTTTCTTACACCGGAATAGCGACTGCGACTGTGGAAGTGGACACAGCGACGTTAAGAACTCTTTTTGGAGCCGGTGAAAGTGTTTGGGATTTGGTAGGTGATGACATTGATAACTCAAATGCAGGCGATGTATCTATAAATGGAGATTTCTATTTACTTGACAATCAGGAAGCTATTTTAAATTACTCGAAAGTATTAGTAAGGGATGACAATGGTAAACTCTGGTGGCGGTCTGATGCCTCAATTGCAGCGGCTGGGGGTGGTTACAACGATTGGAATTTGTGGGTAGAAGGGGTTAAGAAGAAAGACGTAACAGACGGTGTAAACATTGACTTTGTTTCTGGTTACGGAATAGATGTAAGCTGGTTAAATACTGACAGCGTTTCGACTGAAGTGGACACGGCGCAAATACCAACTATGTATGATATTCGTAATGTTGATAATTGGGTAAAATTAGGTAATAATCAATATTCCGGTGTTTCGGGTAATGTTGGAATAGGAACGACACAGCCCCGCAAAAAGTTTGAAGTCAATGATAATTCCTATTTTGACGGAGATATGCAACTTGGCAATACATTTACTTTAACAGTTGAAAATATTAAAGCAGATTTGGTAGCACCATTAAAATTAACTGATGCAAGTGATAACTTAGGAATTTATATCGGAGATAATGGTAATGTAGGAATTGGAACCGTATCTGGATCGGTTTTATTAAGAGTTGAGGGCGATGTAGGTATTGGATATTCAACAGTCACGGGAGCAGGTGATGAAGATTTGGCAATTAGTGGTAATTTAGGGATCGGAACTTCTACAATGTCAAATAAATTAGATGTTTATGGCTGGTCATATTTCGACCAATATGTCTCTCTTGGATACGCGGACATCAGTGGATTAACCACCATGCTGTCAGTCAATGGTAACGTAGGTATCGGAACAACCCTCACAGCAAACAAATTGGAAGTAAATGGCAACATAAACATATTGAACGGAAATAGTTTTATGATTGACGGCGTCCCGATAGTGACAGGCTCAGGCATGCAAAACTGGGTTGTAAAAGTAAATGACGGCACGGTAGCGACAATTTCCAACGGCGAAAACGTAGACTTTGCCGATGCCACAGGAATAGATATTAACTTTTATAATAATGATTCTATTTCGTTTTCAACAAATGATGCCGAAATTGTGCATGATAACCTTTCTGGTTTTGAGGCAAATGAACACATAAACCATACTTTGACTTTGACAGCGGGCAATGGATTAACAGGGGGCGGTGATATTACTGCAAATAGAACTTTCGCTTTAGGTACTCCAACGACAATAACAACAAAGACTGTTAACGGTTTGACTGCGGATTCATTTACAATAGCAGCCGATACCACAGGTTTTGATGGATTTGCAACTAATTACGATATTAAAGACTTTTTAAGTGCAACGGATATTCGAGATGATATACATGACACGGCGGACATTTTACGAAGTGAATTTCCGGCGGGGGGCGGCGATGTTACTAAAGTCGGCACACCTGCAAACGATCAGGTCGGAGTGTGGACAGGTGATGGCACTTTAGAGGGCGATGCAGATTTAATTTTTAACGGTGCTAATTTAGGTATCGGCACTACTGATGCCTCGACACGGTTGTACGTTAATGGCACGGTAACAGCAACACAGGTAGACGCCACTATACATGCAACTAATATTCTGGTCGATCACGTTGGCGAACACACGGGGGCGCACGGGATTATATTTGACAATGATATCACAAGAGTAGGTACTGCGAAGTTTGACCATATTGCAGAAGCCACAGGATCGCATACGATTATAATGGATAACACAGTCGGAGTAGATCATTTGGTAGAAGTTAGCGCAGCGCATGGAGTGAACGCGGACGGAGTGACATTAAAAGACGGCGGGGCACTGGTTATAACCGGCGGGTCTAATACTTTCAATTTAACAAACGGATCGGCGGTTTTGGATATTGCAGCCTCTTCGACTTTAAACGTAGATGCTAATTTGACAGTCGAAACAGCAAGTATAGTTAATCAGGATTTAACCTCTGATGCTTCACCAACGTTTAATCAGGGCAATTTTACAACCGTTCACACTACTACTTTACTTTCAGATCATATTGGCGAACATGGAGCCGCTCATACGGTTGTAATTGATAACACTTTGGCTTTAGGGGCTAATAATCTGACCATGACAGGCTCTATTGCTGCCACAGGTGCCAGGGTATTTAAGGGCTGGTTTACGGATTTAGAATGTACTAATGCTATTGCAGGTTCGATAACAGGCAATGCAGCAACGGTAACAACAGTGGGAGCAAATACCACAAACTACGTATCTAAATGGAATGGAACAGCTTTAGTGGCAGGTACTATTTACGATAATACTAATATCGGAATCGGGACTTCTACCACTCCTCAAATACTTTCCATTGTTGGTCAGGAATATGTATCAGGAAATATCGGAATAGGAATAACAAATCCGGCGCATAATTTAAGTGTGACTGGTACGGCGTATTTTTCAGGTGCTACTGCTAATGTAGGAATAGGAATAACGAATCCGGTAGCGCTTTTGGAAGTCAGCAAGGCTGGCACCGGAACTGGTGAATATCAATGTCTTTATCAACTCGATGGAACCGGCACCAATGGCGGGTTTAGAAAATATTATGACGGCGTGGCAGGGGCTTTGCTTTTACTTCAAAAAGGACGCGGAACAATTGCAAGTCCGACGGCTGTAAACTCATCAGACTGGGGCGGGCGGTTACGCGCGGACGTATGGTATGGCTCAGATTGGCGAACTTTAGGTTCTATTGATTTTTATTGCGATGATACAACGTCAACCTCCGCAACCGTACAAGGATCAATAAGATTTTTGACAATGGCATCTGCTGCTACCTCGGCAAATGAAAAGATGAGAATCACACCGGCGGGCAACGTCGGAATAGCGACCACAGCACCGGCTCAGGTTTTGAGCGTTACCGGAAATGCCTATATATCTGCAAACGTTGGAATAGGATCGAGCGTGCCGGCAGCTGCAATAGATTTCAGAGGTGGCATGATCGCGCAAACATATCTATTAAATATGTCCGATAATTACACGGTAACAGCATCTGACTATATTATCATTGTGACGGCGGTAACAGGGGGTAAACATATTCTTTTACCTGTCGAAACTTTAGGACGTATTTTATATGTGTTTAATAATTCAGGATCAGATGTGATTTTGTGGGTGCACGATGGGATAGGAACGTGGGAAACACTTGCAACTGATCGAACTTGTATGTTAGTAGGCGATGGGACAAATTGGAATGTAATGTTAGGAACTGCATCAATACCTTAATAAAATGGGAAACGAAAACGGGAGTAAAAAGTTTTTTATAGCAATTGTAACCGGATTAATTTTAATGGTTGTAAATGTCGTTTTTACACTTGCTTTTAGAAACGACAAAACCTCAGCGGTAATGCAAGAAAAATTGGATGGCATGGACAAAAGACTGATAAGGATTGAAAATACCATTGACGAAATTGGAAAGGAAAAATTGGACGAAAAAGTTTACAATAAACAGCATTCTGATTTAGAATATAGGATTTCAAAGGCTGAAGACAATATCATTTATTTAAATCAACATACACGAGGCGGTGAAACGAAAGCAGGAAAATGAAAAAACTACTTTTTTTACTTGTTATTTTGACAGCATGCAGCCCTCTTAGATATGCAATGATTCACAATTCCGAAAAGTTTGATAATCAGAATATATACGTACCTGATGGATATTTGTTAGTATTTGAAGATAATTTTAACAGCAAACATCAGTATTATTGACCCTTTATATGTAATTTTGGGAAATGGAACAACACCAAATCTGCCCTCGGAAATGCGGGTAGATTGGTTTAAACTTTATAAACATGAGTGATTTTAACATAGAAATTAACGAGGTTACGAATTTGCCGCCGGACTGGTTTAAGAAAGTAAAAGCATGGCTGGCAGGAAATAAGTCAATTATCGGACTTGCTTTATTAAATATTTTGCAGGTTGTTAAATTTTCCGATCCGTATTATACGATTGTTTGCGCTTTAATCTCACTGATAACGGGTGTTTCGTTAATAGACCACGCAAAGAAAGGATTTTTCACAACAAAAAAGGGTTCTTAGAATGATTCTAAATTTCGTTTGATGCAAAATTTATCTTGCTTTTTACGTTTTTATTACTTATTTTTGTAGTTCATTTTTTACAAATCAGACTTCGTTTGAAGTTTAAAATTAATGCTTATGAAAAAAATGAATTGATTTCTTTAGGGGCGGGCTGGTTACCTGCCCCTTTTAAAAAAAAATATTATGACAAACAATGAACATTTAAAATATGCAGATAAAATAGCAACTGAAATTAACAATAATTTCGATGCTAAAAAGAGACTTATTATAATTGAGGTAATTAAACTCTCAGTTGAATCATTTATCGAACTTGAAACATCTTTAAAAAAATGAATAAAAAACAAAAAGACATCGAACGTGAGGCTGCGTGGGCTGTTACGTGTGAAATAGGTGAAATGCCCGCCACTCATATTGATAATGCCTTAAATCCTGATTATAAGGATTGGTGGAATAAATTTTATCTATATGTAAACGGTGCTTTCAGAAAATACAAAGGTCATGTTCCTGAATCCTTTAAATTTCCAGTATAAACCTTAAAACCAAAATTATGGAAGAAAATAAGAAAGCTATTGAATTTGCTATTCAAACAGCAAAAACAATTAATGAAAGTTTTGCACCCGAAGACAGGGTAACGATTTTTAAAACACTTCATAATGAAATCGGAATGTTTATGGAAAACGAAACCATGGCAGCCGAAAAACACCTTGCAGAAATGAGAGATTTTTTATCAAACCTTAAAAATTAAATTTATGCTTACAAAAGAAAACAAAAACGGTTTAGCATCCTTGCTGGATGACATGATTAAATTTAATAATCCAATGTTAGAGGCCATTGATGGGGCTACCCTGAAGGTCGTACTTGGAATTATTGATGACAAACTTTTAAACAAAATCCCCGAAGCTCTTTGGGAAGACATTAACCAAACTATCGCTGAAATAATCAAAAAGGATTATGAACAAGCTATTATCGAGCTGGGTGAACTCATTGCAAAAATTCTGAATGAGTATATTTTACCAGCAAATTTAAAGGACAATCCACCTATTGACGATGATGTTGAAATACCAAATATTGATGTCACTCCGTAAATGGCTAAAGTCTTTTAAAGGGATTTTCAAGTTTAAAATCGGATATACCACGAAGCCGGCTAACTACGATAGATTGAATCGGTGGAAGTCAGCAAATTGGATAGAACGGTATATTTCCCCGAAAAAATAATGTTCTTTGACAAAAGTACAGGGCGGCAAAAGCCGGAATGAAAAACGTAAAATTTCATTGCCTTATAGCAGCCGCAAACGTATATAGGCGGTTAGTTCCATAATTGCTTGGTAAAATCCGTGTTTACGTGCAGCCAACTATTACGTCGTAATAGAGGTGGGGATGTGGTGTCCTGTATTTTTTTATTGCGGGTTGTATTAATGGTAACACGTTTGGCTCATAACCAAAAGCTGGAGGTTCGATTCCTCCACCCGCTACATAATCAGACTGGCATTTATGGAAGTTTAGGCCTTTCGGGAATCAATTTTTTAAAAGAACCGCCAGTCTGATTTTTAAGAACCGGACTAACAACCACTAAGAGGACGCTCTTTGTAAAAGCTGGCAGGAATGATAAAGGATTGCCTATTTTTGAAGGAATAATATTAGACTACGGCCTGATATACAGAATCGCCTGCCAGCCGGTTGTTAGCTTTTAAATTTGTTCTAAATTCAAACAAAATGTATTTCTTTGGTGAAAAAAGTATAAATCAACTTTCTACATGTCATCCCGATTTGCAGTTAATAATGAATACTGCGATCAAAATTTCCGATATTGATTTTTCCATTATTGAAGGATACCGGACTTTGGAATTGCAAGAAAAATATTATAATGAAGGAGCAAGCAAAGTTCAAACAGGTAAACACAATCTCATCCCTTCAATGGCTGTGGATATTTGCCCTTATATTAATGGTTTAAAGTGGAATTATGAGCATTTTACCTATTTGGCAGGACTTATTCACGGAATAACTGAAATGCTGTTAAAAGAGGGTAAAATCACTCACAGGATACGGTGGGGTGGTAACTGGGATATGGATGGCACTATTTTAATAGATCAATCCTTTGATGATAGGCCACATTTTGAATTGATAAATGCAAATTAAATCCTGTGTTACTCTTCGTTTTCTTTAAAATCTCAAAAAACACGTCGAAATTAGCCCTATTTTTTAGTCCCATATATACACCAACTATATATTAATGCTAATATATAATGGTTATAAATAATACTCCCTCATTATCAATACTTTAACACTATTTAGAACGTTCTAAATAAGCATAAAAAGTAACCGGATTCCATAAAATAGTATTATCTTTACTTCATCAAACAACAAACAAAATGAAAACTTTCACACCAGAACAAATAGCAAGATGGGAAGCTCAGGCAGCCGAAGATCAGAAAGCTAATGAAGGCGGACGCGAAAAAAAAGTAAATCCTAACTCATTAAGAGAAATGATGGGGCGCGCTCATCAAGACGAAAGATACAATCATTTAACGAAAAGATACGAAAAAATTTAACCTTCAAAAATACCTAAAATGAAAAATTCAGCAACTTACAAAACAAAATGGGCAAAGCATTCTGATCGTGAATTTAGCAGCCTTTCCGATGCTCGCAGGGGAGCAAAAAACATGATAAAAGAATACGGCATTCATCCTAATGACTTCAAAGGTATTGAAAGAGGTTATTACAATGCCAAAGGTAAATGGGTAGAAAAACATTTTTCTCTTTAGGATTAACTGATGAGCTTTGAAAAGGGAAACCCCGAAAGGGGTCTTAATCTAAAGTTCCTTGAAATAATGAAAGTAAAATAAATAGTATGCGGATACCGAAAAAGGTACAGCGTAATGATAGATAGTAGGGGGCTGAGTTTTTAAGACATTGAGGCTTAATTTAAAAATCCCCTATAAAGTCGAAGTAATTATCTGGCAGGGCGCAAAACAAAACAATAGCATGGGAATGAAAACAGGATTTGTAATCCTAACGCAGGATAAACACAGGTGACACTATTATTTTCAGAGAAGCGGAATATCGGGGGCATTGAAACATTGATATTTTATTAGTGAAACGAATATTGATACGGACGTATGTGCCGTTCCTCATATTTAAAGTAGCGTTTTATTTCAGGGACTTTTTTTAGTAATTTATAATTGTAAGATGAGAAAAGAAGAAATTATTAAAGCAATTGCAGGATGCTGCATAAGTGATGATGTTGCTAATGAAGTAGCAGAAAAAATAATTCAGTTATATTTAAAAGATAAATGTATTTTAGAAAATTATTTAATTAAAATAATTAAAGATTGTGAAGAGGAAATTAAAACCGATCCATTATCAAAAGAATGGACTTGGGTAATAAGTAAAAAAATATTAGCAGAATCTTTATTAAATCAGTTTATATAAACTAATGAAGACCTACGTCTCTACATATCACATTATCCATTCATCTGAAATAATTGAATATCAATTTGAGGCTGAAAACATCTCAGAGGCCAAAATATTAGCAAACGAATACAAACATCAGGAGAACATTCACGGCCGTATGAAAGTCCGGCGCAAAACCAAATAAAATGAGTAATATCTTTTCAAACGACGACCAGATTTGCGGCTTAGAAGATCGCAGCCCCCAAAGCCCTTACTCACATGATGAACTTTATACCTGCGATTGTGGTTATGAGTTTTGGGAGTACCAGAAAGGCGAAATTTGCCCAGATTGTGAACAAACTTTAAAAATCTAAATATATGTGTAATTTTTTATCAGCAATCGGAATGAAAAATGGTGATGTAATTTGCATCCCATCCGAAACAAGTCACGAACTTTTAATAAATTTTGGTAAACTCAAAGATGATACCGTCCGAAATTGGGCGCGTATTGAATTTATCCCTGAAAAAATTGATGATATTTCGACTTATAAATTAAAAGTCGATGACACTCAATTTGATTGGATAACTGATAATTTGAAAGAAAAATGGCAGCGGAAGCTAATAGCCATTTTAAAAAGAATTATCATAACTGAAGATAAGGATTATTTGCCCGTTGGTGAATATATTTTATCCGGTGAAATAGTTATAAAAAACGCCGGCTATGCGACAATAATTAACGCGGGGTATTCCACAATCCGAAGCGCGGGGCATTCCACAATCCAAAACGCGGGGTATTCCACAATCCAAAACGCGGGGTCTTCCACAATTCAGGACGCGTGGTCTTCCACAATTATTAACAAACAAAACTGTAAAATATTATGAATCCACTTTTGAAAGTCGGCGACAGACTTACTAAAGGTCGCAAAGTGAAATACATTGAATTTCTACCCTATGGTAATCAAATTGAGGGTGTTTTCCTACCTAAAATATTGGTCGAATATCTTTGCATTGACGGTAAAAATAGTTGTTTTGTTCATGTCGAAGAAGAGGATGGGACAATGAAATATTATTACGGTTATCAGGTGCAGGAAATGCTGAAGGTAAAAGACGAAATTGCAGAAATACAAACCGAAATACAAAACAAATGAAATGTAAAGATTGTATAAATATGAATTTTCAGGATAAGATGGGATATTTTGACCGTTATTGGTGCGATGGCGTGTCGGAATATATGAATCCTGACGATTCCGCCTGTGAATATTTTGAAGATATCGATAATTCAGTACTTAAAAATCAGATAATTGATATTATCGGAATTGGAATAGAAAGAGAAAGAGCCGAATTAATGGCTGACGAAATAATTAATCTTAAAAATACACAAAATGAAAATCAAAATAAGTTCTAAACCAGAAAAAAAGACATCCAGTAAGGGAACGGTTTACTATTCCCTGAAAGTGCAAGCCGAAGACGGATTTGAAAAGGTCGGCAATTTGTTTTCCGATACAGAGCCGGTCATCGATCAGGAAATTGAGGTCGACGAAAAGTATAACGAACAATACCAGAATTTCACATGGTTTACAAAGAAAGAGAAAAAACAGGGATTTGTCGCAAAACCGTCGCTCACAGTCGATCAGCAAATACGTGCTATTGCTTTACAGGAAGCCGCGAAAACAGTTTCAACACCTGATCCTTTAAAGCCGTCTTCATTAGCGATATTAACAGTGGCAAAAGAATTTGAGAAATACATAAAAGGATGAACCAAACATTTATAAACTTCGAGGAAACAGACACCGGCCAGCAGGTGCAATTTATTGACGGACGTTATTACACCCGCGACAATGAACATTGGTATCCAGGGGTGACTACGATTTTGGGCGTTTTAAGCAAAGGCAAACAGTATGAAAACTGGTTAAAAAGTAATGGTTTTAATGCTGATTATTTGGCAAAAGTCGCGATGGAGCAAGGGAGCAAGGTGCATGAAGCTATACAATTGCTTTTGGAAGGCCAAGAGGTGAGCGTAGGCAATAAGGAAAAAATGTTTTACACCCGCGAAGAGTGGCAAATTATATCCAGATTTATTGACTTTTGTGAAAACTTCAATCCTGAAACTATTGCTATTGAAAAGGTTTTGGTAAGCGATATTTTACGATTTGGCAGCCAGTTAGATTACGTTTGTACACTCAATAATCAGCGCTGGGTAATCGATCACAAAACAGGCAGTATATACGATACGGCTTATATGCAGGTTGCAAGTTATGTACAATTGTGGAATGAATTTTTCCCAAAAGAACCTATTGAAAGGGCTGGCATTTTACATTTGGAAAGTGGACATCGTGGAAGGGATAAGTCAGGTAAGGAAATACAAGGCGAAGGATGGAAGTTAATTGAGGTTACTGATCTGGATAGACACTGGACCGATTTTCAACACCTGCAAGCTATATGGGAACGTCAAAATCCTAACTATAAACCATTTCTTTTAAAATATCCGGCAAGTTACAAGTTATGACCGACAAAGAATTTAAACGGATAATTGAGTTAAAATGGGTTGGCGGGGGTTTTATCCCTGTCAATGCAAATGCACAGGATTTAGCAGAGCAACTTCGCACAAATGAGCAGGTCGCTTTCTTAGAAGTTACCGCCCGCGATCTGTCTTTTCACCGGAATTATTTTGCTTTCCTTAATTTCATTTATGGTTATATGCCACCGAAATTTCAAAAGGCAATACCAAAGGAAAAATTTTACATTTGGTTAAAACATTTGAAGGGGCAATATGAAGTCATTTACACATTTAAGGACGGCACTACGTTGGTTGAATATGATTCCATTGCCTTCGGTAATATGTCTGAAAAGCACTTTCACGAATATATAAAAGAACAATTGCCCTGGATTTATGAGAATGTGATCGGTGCTTATTTTAAGGATGAAATATATAACAGTATTGTCGAAACTATCGAGCAGGAATTTGAAAAATTTTTTACTAAATTATAATTACAAAAGTAAACTTATATAATTTAACAAATGTAACAATGGAAAATCAATTAATTCAAGTTATCAAAGAAAGCGGCGTTGAACAGCAAACCGCTTTAACGCTGCAAAATTCATTCTTACCTTTTTTTGAAAAGGCAAATGAATGGGCTGTAAAGGCTAAAACACTGGTCGTTACCGATGTATCGCAGATCAGGGAGATGAACATGGCAAAGCAAGCCAGATTAGCATTAAGAGATATCAGGATTGAGGCTGACAAAACCCGAAAGCTCTTAAAAGAAGATTCACTCCGTTATGGTAAGGCCGTTCAGGGTGTCTACAATGTCATCGAGTACCTTATTGTCCCTATCGAACAACATCTTGAACAGCAGGAAAAGTTTGCTGAAATTCAGGAAATGAAGCGAAAATCAGAGATTAAAGCAAGTCGGGAAATTGAATTACAACCGTTTGCGGAATTTGTGCCGATAAATATTGACTTACTGAATATGATTGAAAGTGATTATCAGAAAGTATTATCTGGCGCTAAATTACAAATGCAAGCCAAAATTGATGCCGAACAGAAAGCTGAACAGGAACGAATTGCAAAGGAAAAAGCCGAAAGAGAAGAGCGGGAAAGAATCAGACAGGAAAATGAACGTCTGAAAAAAGAGGCAGCCGAAAAGGCTAAACTTGAAGCTGAAATCAAAGCTAAAGAACAATCGGCCGAAAAAATACGCAAAGAGGCCGAACAAAAGGCCGCTGCGGAATTAAAGGCTAAACAGGACGCTGAAAAGAAAGCACAGTCAGCACCTGATAAGATTAAATTACTTGCATTTGCAAACTCCATTGATGCCCTTGCTTTGCCGGAATTGAAAAGCGAAGAGGGTAAATTAATTTTAAAGCAAGCGACGGAATATTTATCTAAGGTAACTGGCTTTATTCGTGCAAAAATAAATTAACCATGAATTACAATGAAATCTTTAACCGGCTAATATCAAATATGACGGCCGATGAACTGAATGAGTTTTACAATCATTTGGAAGAGTTGCAAGGATATTGCAATTTTACCGGACACTCAAAACCTGTTTACGATGACTTTGAATTGTTATTAACTGAAATTAAAAAAGCTGAAAATGAAAAAACTGCAAAAAATGACACTAAGTAAAGCGTATGAACTTGCTCATTTTAAATGGACGGAAATAGTTAAACGTATTGAAACGAATAAGGATACAACCGTAGAAAATATTTATTATCAAATATGTGAATTGCCTGAATTGAAAGATTTAAAAGCCGGGTGTGCATATTGTGAATTATATTTTGATGAATTTTTAAAGTGTTCAGGTTGCCCTTTAGTTATAAATAATATAACTTGTCTTGAAAATGAGAGCATTTTCCATAAATTTTATAATGCTTTTGAAAAAGGAGATCGTAAAGATGCCTTAAAATACGCTAAAGAAATGTTAGAACTTATTGAAAAAACTAAACCTGAATAAAATGGAAACACAAAACACCGCTATTTTAAACTATCTGAAAGCTGGCAATAAAATCACAGCCCTGAAAGCACTGAAGTTTTTTGGATGCCTAAGATTGTCAGGACGTATATATGACTTAAAAAAGCAAGGTCACAAAATTCAATCAAACTTCACAACTTCTACTTATCTGGGTGAGGTGAAAAGATACAAAGAGTATTATATATAAAGCCTGTTAATATAATGCTAATATTTAGAAATAATTACCTTTTACAAAAAATAAACGTCAAAACACTTGCTTTTTATGTTTTAATGAATTACCTTTGTTACCGTTAAATAATCACAAGTGAAAGTTACACAAAAATATATTAGTCTGGGAGTTGGTGGCGGTGAAAGCCGTTTCCTGTCATTTGTGATTATTTGACCTCCCAGACTTTTTAATTTTAAAATAAATATGGAACTTGTAAAGTACGAAAAAGCGAAGTTTGAAAAAAACAAGCTAACTATTAATGAAGACATTACCATTGATGAATGGAAAATATTAGGGCAATCCCTTAAACAAGTTGAGGGTAGTGTACAATTTTGGATCGGAGACTGGGCGAGATTTGGTGATAAAAAAGGATTTTTAGGCAAATATACTGATTCAAAAGTTTATGATGAACTTGAGGACATTACCGGATTAGAACGAAATACAATACAACAATATAAAAGTATAGCAGAAAAAACATCTTGTACACGTGTGCAAGATTTGGATTATGCACACCACAGAGAAGTTGCCAAACTCCCAGAAGTAAAACAGATTGAATTTTTGAATTTAGCAAGTGAAAATAATTTATCAGTTAGGGAACTGCGTGAAGAAATACGTAGAGATGAAATAGAAAAAAAATATAGCAATTTACCTGATAAAAAATATCGAATAATTTATGCTGATCCTCCCTGGCAATATGGTAATTCTATGCCTTCATATTTCATTGAACAGGCTAATCATTATCAATTGATGACTATTGATGAAATAGCTGCACTTGATATACAATCTATTACTGAAGATAATGCAGTTTTATTTCTATGGGTAACATCACCAATTTTAGAGGAGGCATTTACTGTTATCCGATCATGGGGTTTCGAATATAAAACATCATTTGTCTGGGATAAGGTAAAACATAATATGGGACATTATAATTCAGTGAGACATGAATTATTATTGGTTTGCACAAAGGGTTCCTGTACACCTGATAATTTACAATTATTTGATAGTGTTCAGAGTATTGAAAGAACTGAACATAGCGAAAAACCGGAAAAATTCAGAGAAATAATTGATACAATATATACTGTGGGAAATAGGGTAGAACTATTTGCAAGGAAAAAAATAGATGGATGGGAGGTGTTTGGTAATGAAACCTAATTATGCAACTATAAATAGCGGTCATGGAGATAGTTTTGAAATTGGTAATGAATTTCAGGATTTTGTTTGTTTAGAATTATCTAAAATGTCTATTATACTTCAAAATATTAACAGTAAAAAATTTCAGTATGATATTGGAGAAAATTTACAAGGATTTGAAATAAAGTATGATGCTCGATGTACAGGAGATCAGGGGACAATACCAACAAATAGATTATCTATTGAGATTGCGGAAAAAACAAATGCTATTAATCAGGAATATATAAAAAGTGGAATTTATCGTAATGATAATTCATGGTTATATATACAAGGAAATTATCATATGATATGGATATTTAGTAAAAAAATATTAAAATTATTATATGAATCTGGACGATATAAAGAGGATTTTTTACCAACTATCAAAAAATTTTATTTACCTATTCAGGATGCTGATAGATATTGTTCTAAAAAAATAATTTTTAATGGCTAAGAGATTTACCGAAACGGCAAAATGGGATGATCCTTTTTTCCAGGATTTACCACCAAAATATAAATGCTTTTGGATATTTATTTTAGATAAATGTGATGCAGCCGGTATATGGAATGTGAATTTTCGTGCCGCTGAATTTTTTATCGGTGAGAAAATAGATGTTAAGCAAGCCATTGAATTATTTAAAGAACGGATTTTTATTTTAAATGGAGGTGAGCGTTGGTTTATTCAAAAATTTATCAGTTTTCAGTATGGAGAATTGACAGAAAAATGTAGACCACATTTGGCAGTTATCCAAATTCTAAAAAAATATAACCTATTTGAAGGGTATTCAAAGGGTATTGTTACCCTTAAAGATAAAGAACAAGATAAAGAACAAGATAAAGACAAGACAAAGACACCGGAAAAAAATTTATCACTCGTTCCAAATTCATTTGAAGATTTTAAAAATGAAATGTTAATTGAAAGTGAGTGGTATGATAACGCTGCGATGGCCTGCAAAATTGAACCGGATAAAATTATTGGATTTTTGGAACAATATATAAAAGATAGGAAAGCGGACGGCGACTGGCAAAAGTCATATTCAGACCATAAAAAGCATTTTCGTAATTACGTTAATAAAGTAAAAGATGGAAGAGCAATTAAAAGACCTGATCCTACAAACAATGTCGGAAGTCAGGCAGATCACGAAGCCGAAACCTTACGAGGTAAATAGTGAACTTGAAACAATACAATTTATAGGCGACTTGTTTGCCGATCATTTTGTAATTGATGCAGACAATTCCGCACAAATAATTATGTTAATTAACTATTTTAATGGCCATAATGATTATTGTGATCCATCAAAAGGGATAATGTTACGCGGTAACACCGGCACTGGAAAGACTTTATTAATGCGAATTTTTCAAAAATACGCTTCAGTAGTTTGCAAAAAAGGATTTAAGATAGTGCAAACGAGGGAAGTTTTAACGAAATATATGACTGCTGGCATGGCCGGAATAGGAGAATATTTTTATAACAACGAACCAACGGTAACCGGCGGCACGGAAAACAAAGCGGTAAGGATTTGTATTGATGACATCGGGAGCGAACAATTTTCTGCTAATTTTTTTGGTAACCAGGTGAATTTAATCCAAGAGGTTATTTATGGCAGGTACGATATTTTCAGTTACAAAGGAATCCAGACACACATAACCACGAATTTAACGCCGTCAAAAATAGAAGAGGCTTACGGTGAAAGAGTGAGATCACGGCTAACAGAAATGATGAACGACATAGTAATAACCGGCAATGACAGGAGGAAACAATGAATAGCAAAGAAAGATTTGATTTTAAAGTAAAAAATGGGTTATTAAAGCCCGATCAGGATGTCGAAATTATTGACCATTTAGCCAATAGATTAATTGAGGCATTATATCGTCCTACCAAAGAGAATAGAACTTTCACTCCCAATGGATATGCGTTAAATAAATATAATATCGATGCCGATGAACCAATTAACTGGGGTGATTTAAAAGCAAATGTTTTAAAGGAAAATGATTATTATTTGATAGTCATTGATGAGGCTGCACCAGACGATTGCCCGACGTTATGCGAATATATTGAAAAGTATTTGACAGCATGGGGCTGGGATGTAAAAGTTATAACGGAATGGTAATAAAGAAGGAAACAATGAAAAAAATTGATCAAAGTCTTGTAAATTTAGCTATCTCATTCCTCGAAAATCACTGGGATGAGATAGATTTGAAAGGAACCGAAATTGAACAATCAAAGATGGATTTTATAAAGAAAGTCGCAAAAAGTCCTTATCTTACAAGCTGGGTGATTTCAGAGGTGATGTCCTGGGGGTGTAACGAAGATTATTTAAAAAAATATGAAATAGATTATCCGGATTTTTTTGTAATACAAGTTGATAATAAATTTTTTAAAATGAATTCAGAATATATATTTGAACGAATTGAACCTAAAACAAGGGTAAAAACTGAAATATACTTCGAATGAACACACTATCAGATCAGAGCGGCAAAGGCACTTATAAAAGAAATCCTGACAAGTTTTCAAAAAAGGACACCGGAAAGATTGTCATTAACTTTTCCAACGGTACAATTCGATGCCGTATATGTGGGTCTATATGGCATTTTGAGGGCAAAGATTTCGATAAATTAAATATTAATAAGATAGATACATTCAGAGAAAAACATAAAAACTGCAAAAAATGACAATAAATGAAGCATATGAATTAGTTTTACTAAAGTGGACACTCTTAAAAGAAGAGTTCGACAAAAAGGATAAAAGGGATTTGAATTTAATTTATTGGAGAATTAAAAATCGGCCAGAATTTAAAAACCATATGTTTGGGTGCGCTTACTGTGATTTATTTAATTCGGGTGATTTAGATAATAATTGTGTCGGATGCCCTTTAAATGTAAAACAGCCATGTTATGAATTGCTGCATGGAACTTTTACGGATGCAATAGATGACAATGATCGTCCGGCGGCACGTAAAGCGATAAACGAATTACTTAAGCTAATCGTAAAAACAAAACCAGATGACACAGTATGTAATCAAAATGACAACTGACAGGGGCAAAACAAGATATGCTAATACTGTCGAATTTGAAGAAGTGAAGTATTTTAAAAACGTAGACGAGGCTGAATGGTTTACGGTTGAAAGATTTGCAAACACAACACTTGACAGGATTCAGGATAAAGGGTTAATCCCGCATGGTTGGAGTGCTGAGGTAATTACAATTGAGGCGTAATGGATAAGATAGAAATTATTTGCGAACATGGCCACGTTTTCACAAAAAACGTAAATGGTAACAACCTCCAGATGCGATCAAAAGGTGAAATAAATTACATAAAAGAGCCGGTAAATGTAAACGGTAAAATGAAATTACAATGTCTGAAATGTCCGAAATGCGGGAGTATAAACCTTAAATTTAACTGAAATGAAAACTCTGAAAGAACTTAAATTTACTTTAGATTTGATTAAGACTTTTTTGCCACACGTGAAAATATTTTTGTGGTGCGCTGGGTTTTTTATGGTCGCTTTAATAGTTATTTCGACTGCATTTATAATTAAAATTCAACTATCTGAAAAGCACAACAAACAACAGGAAATGATAATAGAGCAATATGGACTAATGATCGACCAACTTTATATTGAAAAGACCGATCAGAGGGTGGATTTTAAAATGAAAATGGACAGCGTAATGAAGGAATATAACAGTTTAAAGTTGCTTTATTGCCCTATTGACTTCGACAAGGAATTAAGATTATCGGGTAGTTTTGAACCAAATCAGGCCGGAACTTTAATAAAATAGTCATGGAATTTAAATGGACAGATGACAAGGTTATTGAATTTGTTAATTGGTATTTAAAGTTGCAAAAGTTGCCATTCCGATATACTTTAGAAAACAGGACGATTATTGAACATTTTAAAAATCAAAATACAATTAAAACTGCAAACGTAAAAAGAACACACTAATAGAGTAGTAAAATGTTTGACGACGAAAAGCAATTTGACGGATACCTGCATGAGGTTTTAAAGAGGCGTTCATGGTTATATCGACACCGGAAAGGGATAGTAACTATTTTATTAATTCCGGTATTTATTTTAGTGATTCGGAATAAATTATTCTATATGTTAGAATTAGATAAACTATATAATCCTAATTTTTCATTAGTAGATAATCTTTATGGCAACATGAGGTGTTTTTTTGAAATTAGGCATAATAATTTAACAACAACTCAAATATTTTGGGTAACGTGTGGAATGATAATAAATAGGTATGGTGAATGTTATAATCCAAAAACACCAATTTTGATATTTTTAAATTAAACATGAAAACTAAACTACTTATAATATTTGTATTTTTCAGTCAAACTTTGGCTGCTCAGGTAACATTCAAAGTTGGGATAAGTTATTCTACCGGCATTTTCGGATGTGAGTTTAATATTCCTGACAATGATATATATTACCTTCAGGATGGCATTTATAAAGACACCGAACAAAAGAGGGAGTTTATTCACAAATTTGGACTTGACCTGGGTTGGCGCCCTCAAAGTGTAGAATTGTTGGGAGCAACTTACAAAACAAACGTATATTCATGTGGAATTTCGTATTATTTTTTTGGTTATAACAAAATTTCTCCTTACCTTTCGGGTGCTTACTGTTTCAATGCAGTAAATAAGTTGAATGAATATAACACTGTTACAAATGAATGGCAAGATTGTATTTCGTTGTTAGCCGGATACCATTTTCAGTTTGAAACCTTTTTAAATTTTAAATTTGGGATGGGAGTATGGGTAAGGGATCGAGCCGGAATGGCAATAGACTTTAGTATCGGATTTAATATTTTAAAACTTAAATAAGATGGATAGGCAAATGAAAAGAGGTAATATAGCAAGTGAATTAATAATCGTTTCACGAGAAATGAAAAATAAGCGACCGGAAGAGTTGACTTTTAATGAAATGATTGATGTTGTTGAAAAAGTAATGGAAGAGGTAGCAAAATACCCACAATAAAGTCGCAGGAATCAAAAGAGTAATCCGTTAAAACTATAAATATGAAAACGATAGAAATCTTTAACATAAAGAAAGGTGACAAAATTGTTCATAAACACTATGGTATCTGCACTGTCGATGAAATTATACCGGATTTCGGAATTACAATTATTCCTGATACTAAACCAGGATTAGACCTACTTCGATTTCAAACAGGAATGCCCGATGGGACTCCATTACTTGAGACTTCATACAGGCTTATCTTGGGACTTGCTTAAATGCCCTATAACTACACCCGAATTGGGAAGGATTTGGAGAACCGATTGATGATGTGATAAGAGAATATGAAATGAAGTCAAAGGAGGTAAAACCATGACAACAATAAACATCGGAACAAATAAGGGTAATATTACAGGAATAAAAGTTGATAAACCATTTAAAGAAATTTCTTTTAGTGATATTGCAGAAATAGTTAAGGGATATTATAATGGAAGGGCAAGGGTGATAGGCTGGTGTAATGTTTCACAATCAAAGGAAGTAAAAGAATGACAAAAAAACAAACAGTAGCGATATGATAGAACAAATGCACGAAATACTAATGAACTTCAATAGAGGGCGAATAGCTGTCAGTGAAGCACAAGAGCAGCTATTGGATTTATTTAATGTTAGCAATCCGTTACCCGATTGCCCGCATTGTTAATCCAAAATGGACATTATTACACCCGGCTACACATGTCCAAGCTGTCACTGCCGTTTAAGAGGGTAATTATTGCTAACGTTTGGCTATACGCAGTAATTTTGTAATATAATGATATATGGATGCTTAAAAAACAATAGAATGAAAAAAGAAACAATACCTGGCCGGTATTTATTTGATGCTGCACAGGATTTTAATAAATTCAATGGGAGTAAAAAAGGTAGTTTTATGGAATTTGCAATTTGGTGTCTGGAAACAGAGCAAGGGCAAATTTTTGTTAAAAAGGTAGTTAATGACAAAGAAAGAACGTAAATACTTAGATGATCTTTGGGCTAAGAAAGTTAAAGAGATAGGAGAATGCCAGCGATGTCATACCGGAATTAATTTGCAAGCTCACCATATTATCTCGAGAGCAAACAAAGTTTTACGGTGGGATATTAAAAATGGTATTCCTTTGTGTGCAAGGGATCATCTTTGGTGGGCACATCAGTCAGGGAGCGACTATCCAGAATGGATAAAACAGCATTGTGACTGGGACTATTTGCAGAGCAAAAAGCGTAATATTTTGAGGGCGGATTTCGAGTTAATCAAATTGAGTTTAAAATAATTATTATGAATTTATCTGATTTTAAAGTAAAAAGAGTAATAGGTCTTAATGGTGTTAAATATAAATATGATAACCGGCGAATACTCGTTTTTAAAGAAAAAGATATTTATATTTTACAGTTTAAACATTTTAATCCTAAAAAATTAATGTGTTCTATACAGAAGATATACATGGCATTTCAATAATGGAAGTTCCAATGACACAACAAACATTAGAGGCCTTATATTTATGTTTAACTGATTTTTTAATAAAAGAACAAAAATGACACTGGAAGAAAAATATAAAGAGGAAGTACATAAATCATGTTATATAATTCCTGTTTGTCACGGCGATAAAATATTTTATACTGATGAATTTGTAGAATGGCTTAAAAATTTAGCAATGGATTTGGCCGGAATAATTGATAATCTAAATAAATTATGACAAATTTAGAACGTGAATCTATTAAAAGATTTCTATTTGAAAAATTTGGTTCTGATAGGATTTTCAATTTATTAGAACAATATATTTCTGATGTGATTAATAATCAACTGAAATTAGACTGGGAAAAAATAGATTATTTGGTTAATGAATATTTTGACGAACAGATAAAAGAAGACAGTCGACGTCATCCGACGGTATGGCGGCGTCAATTGACAATGTATTTTATCAGACAAATTCCAGGTGAAAAACAAAAACATAAATACTCATTAGAAAACATAGGACGTTTACCGATATTTATGAAAAATCACGCAACGGTAATTCATTCTTTAAAATCAGTCGAGGAGTTAATAGGCTGGAATAAGCAATATCGCAAAGATTTTGAAGCTATAAAACAACTTTTAAATTATGGAGGTCAAAATGACTGTGCAAAGTAGAATTAAAATTTTTCAACTTAACGGCGAAGATGTAGGACTTGGAAGTGAAACAAGTTTATTTGTTAATTCCGTTTGGAATAAAAAAGAATTTGTTGAAATAGAAATTTTTGATAAACGGGCGGTTGTATTTGCCCCTGATCTGATAAAAGCAATAGCAAATGCCACAAACAATAGGGATTGAGCAACTTCACACCTCAAAAGATACGGCTATTTTGAATAACATTAAATTCATAAAATAATGAAAAAATTAAAAGACGTTCTACTTTATTGTAAGGTTGCCACATTAGTATTGATAGGATTGCTTATATTTATTACTATTTTTTATCGATGTGTTGGCAAATATTGGATTACAAAAGCCGTTTTTGCCAAAGAGATAAAAACCGATAGCACTTGTTATATCAGGATTGATAAACATTTTACCATTTATCCAGAATCTGATAAATATGTACTTTATGAGAATAATAAAAAGACTGAATATTGTATATTAATGGAGGATGTATCTTCTAAATTTTATTTAGCAACAACCTTACTTGATGAATATTATAGTAAATATCGACTTTATGAATAATTTAAAATTATCGAAATGAAAAAAATTAACTATTGTCTGGCACTAATGCTTATAAGCTGCCAGAGTTTTGCACAATTTTTGCCCCCGGGATGGAATACACCTGAATACGGTTGGTGGACATTTGCAGCTGCTTCAGTTCACGTTCCGTCAGACACTAATCAGGTAACATTTGGAAGGGTGGTTGTTTACGATAATATTGAGCAAAAGGATTACACACTTCTACCAGGGGACTGGATAGGATTCTTTTGTCAGGATGGCAAATGTGCCGGCGCCGGACAAGTTATTGACACTACTGTAAATTTGGGAATTACTTTGGTTGCTGACAATTTGGACACAGAGGAAAAGGAAGGTTTTGCAGAGAATGAGTTTATGCAACTTGTAATACACCGATATTCATTACATAGAGATATATTTTCGACGTTTACCAGCTATGTGACGCCTTCAGAAGATTCGACTATAAATGAATTTTATGACTGGGACGGGTATTTTAACAACGGATTTCTTTATGTGATTGACACCATAATTGCAGAGGTAAGTTTAGAACAGCAAACGGTATTTTTAAACGAGGGCTGGAATGGATTAAGTTCTTATTTAGCACCGATCAATCCCGACATTAACTTTATGTTTGGGTATTTGTGTCCGACGTTAGCAATACCCAAAGGCACTAAAGAACCAAATTTGGAAGACTTTAATACACGGGATTTAGTGATTTTGATGTCGATGTATCAAGTTTTTTGGCCTGAATATGGAGTAAACACAATAGGGTACTGGCAACCGGAAAACGGTTACATGATTAAACTTACCGAATCAACTGAGTATGTTTTTAAGGGATTGCCGGAAATTGATAATACTTTAGAGTTATCGCAGGGCTGGCATCTTATACCGGTTTTGAGTAAAGACAATTATTTACTTTCTGATACTTTGACAGGCGGGCAAACAGACTTAATAAAGTCCTTCGACGGCAAAGTTTACTGGCCATATTACGGGATATACACTTTACAGGAATTAAAGTCTGGGAGTGCTTATAAAATCCACTTGGAAAATAACTTTACTTTAGATTATGGATTAACTGGCAGTCCGTTGATAATTCCAGAAATACCAAAGCCAGCTAAGTCAATGAATTACATTTACGATTATCTTGGAAGGAGAGTAAAGTAATTGTTTAAGGTAATGTCATAGATAACGGTAGTAAAAATCAACAAGAATTATTATAAAATAAATCTAATGTTCTTTGAAATCTTGAATATAAATTAAATAAATATATGCGAAAGCAGCCCTCCAAGGCTGCTTTCATCTCCAAGATTTATTTATTTAACTGGCGCCCAAAAACAAAATACCTTTGCTTTTTTGGGATAAACAATACGCCCATTACGACGTATATATTTACAAAACACCAATTTAAATAAACGACCATTAATCTCTTGCATCTGACTTTATCATTTGAACAACAGGAAGCCCCGTGATTTGCATAAGCGGGGCTTTATTTAAATTTTTAACATGGGAATAGTATATATTTTAATTTTGTTACTTCTAATTTTAGCAATAGGATTACACGGAGAATGAATAAAAGAGGTGCAACACGATGGGTATTTTTTATTGGTAAATTAGCTTTCAAAATACCTTCGTTATATAGTTACCGTAATTTTCTTTGGGGACTTTTGGCAAATATGCAGGAAGTCGAATTTCATAATATAAAAGAAATGAAGGAGAAATTATGTCCGGTTTATTTTCATTTGCCATTAGGATTTTTAATAGTTATGCCGAAAATAAGAATATTACTCGAAGGAGAAATAAGTAAAGAGGAATTAATAGACTTTTGCACAAATAATGAGTTTTATTCAATCCCTGCGGAAATTAAAAATGATAGTTTTGGATATTATAAAGGAAAATTAGTTGCTATTGACTATGGTTAAATACTGTTGAAATAATTTATTTGACATTTCCATATTTTGTATTATCTTTGCAGGCATCTTAACGGATGCCTTTTTTATGTCTGAATGGGATAATTTGAAAGAATGGGGATCGGAAATTGAGATTCCTGAAAACTTACCTGAAAAGGATAAGAAAACTAAATGCCATACAACGGAATGTTTTAAGCGTGAACAGGCTAATGTATACCGTAAAGCGTATTCAGAAACTCAGTTACTTGACGCCACGGGGTGGGATTTTAAAGACGGTGAAAGTTACCATTGCATAACAGCCGGGGATGTAGATTCGTTATCTTATTTAAAGGTGGTTTTAAGACAGCAAAATTTAACCTACTGTCTTTTTTCGACTTGGTGTATGGCAATGGATGACATCATGCAGATTGAGGAATGGCTCGAAAGTGGCAAAATAAAAACAATGGATGCTTATGTAGGTGAAATATTCCCGGGTTCTTATTCCATTGAATATTCTGCATTAAAAAAAATTATTCCCAAATTTGGCGGACGGATAGGAGTTTTTAAAAATCATTCAAAAATATATGCAGGTTATGGTGATAAATTTTACTTTGGCATTGAAACAAGTGCAAACATAAACACAAATCCACGAACTGAAAACGGTTGCATAACAATAGGAAAGGATATTTTTGATTTTTACAAGGGATATTTTGATAAAATTGTCAGTTTTGAGAAATAAAAATACGGAATATTTACGGTGAAAAGAGAAAAACAGGCACACGGCGGAGAACTTGTTAAAGCCGAAAAGGGAGACATTTGTAATCCCGCTGGCCGTCCTGTCAAATATATTTCTACACTCAAAGAGCAGGGATATACACTAAGTCAGATAGTTGACTGTTTAACTGTTATGCTTACTTTGACATTGGATGAACTCGAAGAAATCCACAAAACCGGAATTTACAAGGGCAATAAATGCACGGCTTTAGAACAAATTTTGGCTTCAGCGATGCGCAAAGACAAAGCAAGGGGTGAACTTTATAACATTTTACCTATCATTACAAGGGCTTTCGGACAGCCAAAACAAAGCATAGAACATTCAGGAACTATTACTGAAATAACAATAAGTCGCAAAAATGAATCTGGAAGTAACAAAGGTATTTGATGACTTCATACAAGGTATAACACAAGGTAAAACCGTGCATATCTTTGAAGGGGGTGCAAGGTCATCAAAGACGTATAGTATTATGCAAATGCTAATACTGATTTGTTTTGCCAGAACCGGAAAAATGGAAGATGACTTAACGGCATTAAGTACATTTTATCATAAACCACCGTTTAAAATCACAATAGCAAGGGCTAAATTGACATGGACAAAAGCGACAGTTTTAAAGGACTTCAATAGTATTATAGAACAGTACGAAATTCCGATAACGCCTGAATTTAACCAGAATAGAGCCGAGCAGGTTTATTTTATTAACGGGTCTGAAATTTCTTTTATCGGTCTGGATGAGCCTTTTAAGTTACATGGCCGTTCACAGGATTTCATCTGGATAAATGAAGCAATGGAAACCGATTGGAATGACGTTAAACAGTTGCTTATAAGAACCAACCTTTTAAAGATATTCGACTATAATCCGTCGGCTTTAGATCACTGGGTATACGATAAGGTGGGAACTCGAAAGGATGCGATAATTTATCATTCTACGTTATTAGACAATGACTTTCTGCCTGAAGGTGTAAGAGATGAAATACTAAGATTAGAACCCACCGAAGAAAATATTAAACAGGGAACTGCTGACAGGGTAGCATGGGAAATATATGGATTAGGAAAGCGCGCTGCCATAAAAGGACGTATCTTTGAAAATTGGAATATCATAAATACATTTCCTGAATGTAAATGGATTGTTTACGGGATGGACTTTGGATATGCTAACGATCCGACTGCATTGATAAGGGTTGGTTTTTCTGAAGGGTCTTTAATTCTGGATGAACTTATTTATGAAACTGGCTTAACGAATCAGGATATATCAGATATTTTAAAGCGCTTTGAATTAAACAGAGAGGATGAAATATTTGCCGATGCAGCCGAACCTAAAAGCATAGAGGAAATTTACCGTAATGGATTGAATATTAAACCAGCTCCAAAAGGACAGGATTCAATTGTAAATGGAATTAGCACTATAAAGCAGTATCCTATAAAAATAACGGAGCAAAGTCTGAATATTATCAGAGAGTTTAAAAATTATAAATGGTTAGAAGATAAGAACGGAAGTTTAATTAACAAACCTATTGACAATTTTAATCATGCTATTGATGCCGTAAGGTATGCAGTAGCAGGGAAATTAAATGAGAAAATAACACAGTCGATTATTCATACAGTTGAACGAAAAAACAGATATTGAGATGGAATTAATAAGTAAATTACAAACAGGTTACAAGGCTTTTTTAGGCCAGCAAGTAGAACAAAAAAAGGTAGGTAGTTTCACCATTGAAGTCCGGCAACCCTATCGCACACAGCAAAATTTAGGCACATGGAGCGACGCTCTGAAAGCTGCTGAACGTACAACTCAGTGGACACGTAAATATTTATTTGATATTTACGATATGACTGTATTAGACGATGATTATCGGACGGCTGTAAATAAACGAAAGTCAGCGTTATTAAATTTGAACTTAGTTTATGAATTAAGCTCTAAACGTGTAACTGAGAAGGTAGGAGAATTTTTTAAAGCTCCACGTTTCAGAAATTTCAAGTCTGATGTTTTAGATACCATTTTCTGGGGATTTTCTTTATTTGAGTTCAATTACAAAAATCAGTTTCAATATGAGTTAATCCCACGTAGACACGTAGAACCAAAGGGCGGGTATGTACTATTACGTGAAACAGATTTTAAAGGCATTCCATTTAGAGAAAAGGCATATAAGAAAACCATTTTAGAGTTTGGCAGACCTGATGATTTAGGATTACTGTTGGCTATTTCTATTCCGGTGATATATAAACGTAATAGCATGGGTGACTGGGCTGATTATTCAGAGTTAGCAGGTACGAATTTTAGACAGGTAAGTTATTCCGGCTCTGATCAGAATATCAGAAATGGAGTTAAAAATGCTTTAGAGAAAGCTGGCAGTAATGGACTCATAGAACTGCCTGAAGGAGTGAGTGTCGAATGGTTGCAAAATTCATCTGCTTCGAGCAATGAACTGTTTTTGAACTTCAACTTAACGATGTCAAATTCTATTTTGAAGTTGATTTTAGGGCAAAGTTTAACCACGAATGACACCACAACCGGCTCACTTGCAAAGGCGCGGGTAGCCTTAGAAGTTGAAAGGAGTATATTTGACAATGACAAAGTGATGTTTTTAGACTTTTTGAATTACACCTATAAACCGTATCTACCAAATTGGAACGTCACTGACAGCGGGACGTTTACGTTTATTGAAGACGATAAGATGACCGTAAAAGAGAAGTTGGAAAATGATAAATTGCTTGCTGACATTTTAAAGATAGGTACGATACCTGTAAAAGAACTCGAAACGAAATACGGTGTTAAATTGGAAGAGCCTAATGATGAGAAGATTGAAGAAAGTCAAACATAACAAAAGCGATATAAGGCAAACAGGACAAGGGATTGATGAGTTTTGGCAGTCAAAAAGTATGCAATTTTAAAAAAGTGGATAACGAAAAACACGGCAAAACACAAAAATAACAACCTAAAAACTTGACAAAATGGACATAAAGTATAAGTACATTCCTAAGTGTAAAACCTGTCAAGGGACGGGATTCGTAGAATATGCAGGGAAGGTTTATAATTGTCCGGCGTGTCTTGACTTTAGTTATGGCGTAGTAATACAACCTAATTATATAACGACAATATGTTAAAAGTATATGACATTAAACAGGTTAATTATCATTATTATTATGAACTTACGGAATATATGGATAAGTGTCATGATGATGGATGGGAAGTTATTCAAATATTAGAAATAGAAGCAAGTCATAGTCATGATGATAAAATGCACAGAGCAACGCTTTTAATTAAAAAAATATTATGTTAGCATTAGAAGTAGCAGGCAAAGACTATCAGTTTAAGCAATGGAAAGACTTAACTTTAAAGGAGGCTGTGAAAATAGAACAGCTTAAAATTCCTGATAAGTTAAGGACTTACTACAAAGAAATGATTGAACGAAAACAACCTCTTTGGAATATGACCGTCGAAGACGTTACCAGGGATTTCCCTGAATATTACGGAGAGGTTATAAGCCTATTGACTGATATACCTGATGAGATTTTAAAGAAAATTAACGCTATTGATAGGACTGATTTTTTTGATAATTATTGCAGGGGTATGGTATTGGATTTGGTTGCACGGTTACCCGAAACTTATTATGCTGAAGGTATTACGTCGTTCAAATTTAAGGATACTGAGTATTTATTACCCAAAGATTTGAAGATTCTGGAAATGACTTTACCGGCGGACAGTGCGACGGCTTTAGAGTTTGTTGAATCCTCTGATATTATGGTTGCATGGAGCAAGTTAGAGAAAGGTTTTGATGCTATTGCATTAGTGATAGCAGTTTACTGTCATCCTGAAGGCGAAGTTTATGACACCAAAAAGGTTGCACAAAGGGCAAAGGAATTCCAGGATTTGACGATGGACGTGGTATGGGAGATTTTTTTTTACATTTCAAAGTTATTAGCTTCATATCAGAACATTATACGTTATATGAAGCAAAAACAAATAGACGACCTGCGGGCAAAAGCGATAACGCCCTCAGACGGTCAGGACTTGGGGATTACGGTCACTCGGCGTGGATATATGAAGTCGCGGACGAAACGAATTACACGGACGAAGAAGTCAAAGCGATGAAACTATGGGATTTCATTGCAAGAATAGACTATATAAGGGCAAAGATTAAATATCAAAATATAATGATGACATGACAAAATTTCCAGAGTTAGTATCCGAAAGATCAGATAACAATTCTGATAGCGAATTTAAATGGGATAAATTATATTGGGGAATTGGATATATTGAAGATAGTCCTGAATTTAAAATAGAGAAAAATGACATACGATAGTTTAAAGAGCAAGTTAAACACTCACGCCACAACGGCGGGTATTAAAACGTTTTTATTTGGCAGCCCTGAATTGCTAAATAATCAAAGGGAAAAGAACCCTGCTTTGTTGTATCCTATTTTATTAGTAGTGCCGCCTGTTTTTCAGGTTACAACGGCTGCAAGTTTTGTAACTGAGTTTGAATTTTGGATTGTAAATGACTACACAAAAGCGGCACGAGCAACGGCAACGCAAGAAGAAGTTTGGGACTATTGTATGACATTAGCAGGACTATTCAAAACGGCTATAAATACTGATGCCTCTTTAATTATTGCTGTAGATACTGAATGTACACCATGCTGGGAGGGTGTTACGGTAAATAAAGATTTGGGAATTATGTTTAAAACTAAGATTACAATATTTTGTTAATTATGGCACTAAAAAATAATATATGGCGTGAATATTTCAGAGAGATGTTTCAAAAGGATTGGGATAGACATCAAAAAATGTGGGATAAAAAAACGGAAATCGAAAAGAAAGAATATATACGTAAAATTATAGATGTTAAAACCTGATGACATAGCAATTTTAAAGAGGTTTATAACTTCAGAGATTGAAACCTCGTGGAAAAAAGAGGGACATCTCTTAACCGGTGCAATGGTTAATGATATGGATGTTCAGATTAAGACTATGCCAGACGCTGTCTTTGAAGGATACCTATACAAATATGCTAAGTATATGAATGAAGGCGTATCAGGTGACAGAATTAAAAGCCGCTATGCACCGGCACGAATAGAGGGGTTAATGCGATACGTTAAATTACGGATGGGTATAAATGATTTGAAACAAAGCAGGTCAATAGCATATGCAATAGCGACTTTACACAAACAAAGAGGCATGCCATTGCGAGCTGTGACAGGTACGAAGTGGGTAAACAAAGCCTTGCAAAAGATGTCTGAAAAGTTTAGTCAAAAGTTATTTGAAGTATATGAAAAGGATTTTAGTTTACAAATCGAGAACATGTTTACGAAATATCAGTTAAACTAATGAAAGAGAGTGATTTTTTGACAGGGAATATAGCAATAATATGCAATGAAGCGATAGGACATGACTGGTTTATACTCAAACTTTCATCAGATATGCGTCGGACTGATGCCGGAACTGCCGGACGGTACTCGAACAGGTTTATTTCCACGTATGATCTGGCAAAATATGAGATTAAAATAGCACGGAAGTTAATTAGAGATGGGATTTTTAGAGTTAAATTAACTACAAATTACGGGATTGTATTTGAAAATGGCACGAATATCAAGGAAAAACATCAAAGATTAATGAATATTTATAAAAAAAGATACATTCCTGAAGTAGAAAAAGAGAAAATAATGGAGGTTTTAAATGATTTGTAATAATATTTGTCCTCGTAATTCAGATTGTAACCCTTTAAGTAATGTAATTGCATGTGATAAAAGTACATTTGTTTGCATTGGATTACATAATGAAGAAAAGGATGATAAATATAGACATTGTTTTAAAACAGAAACAACAGATTCATGTTTTGATTATGATGAATATGATTTAAAAAGTGTGATTTCTGTAATGAGTGAGGCAATTATTTTAAATGAAATAAAAAATGGCGATACTTAACACAGTTACACCGGCGGCGATGCATCCGGCATATAATGCAGTGACATGGAGCTTCACATCAGATCATTACCAACCTGGACAGGCTTATTCTGTGGCCACAGTAGACAATAATGGCGGATTTACAAGGTTTAATCAAGTTGCTGCATCACCTGCACCATTAGTAGGTGACTATATTACCGGCTCAACTTTCACTAATACGCTTTTTAATGTGACAAAAATGTTAGTTACGGGTGTAAGTTCAGGGGCAATAACAACTAATTTAGCTTGGGTAACAGGTATGGCAACTGACACAGGTACGATAACGAATGATAATGATTCCTTTCAACTTAAATGTGAGGTGCAGGTCGGAGGTGTGACTATTGGAACGAAATATGCGGAAGCCGATAGTACTACTGTGTTCACTTTTGACATATCTGGAATTTTGCAAAGTCAACTAACTGAAGATATTTTGGCTTTGGCTACCACAGCGTTAACAACCAATAACACCGGATCGGTATGTCATTATACTCTTATTGTTACGGAGCAATATGAAGACGCTACAAATTTGATTCACGATGAAGATCATTTGGATATAACCACTATCGGCGGTGCGGACATACTCGCGTATAACTGGGCAAAACAAGACGACGAAACATTTGCAGATTATATTTTAGTTGGTGCAGATGACAAATTTTTAACCGATAGACCTGATTCATCTATACTTTTGCATACCGATTATATGCAGTTAAGTTTTATAACCACAACAGCAGAAGTATTTGCGTATATCAGACAATATGCAGTAGGTGGCAGTATGAATGACTTTACAATACCGGCAGCTTCACACGTGGACGTAATTCATGGCAGGGCAATAATTCCACTAACGGTAAGCACAATAAACGGAGCTGGCAGTTATTTAACAGTGGTGTTAAAAAATGGTGCCACAGGCTCTGCTGTAATAAGCGAAACGCGTACATTTTACGTAGACCACAAAGAGTATTATAAAGTGTCTACTTTGATGTTCAAAAACCACTATGGAGCTTTTGACACTTATTCGTTTATAGATAGAACTATATATATAAATAATAAGCGTGATTTATACTTTGACGAAACAACGGAAAAGACACATTATATCGATGTAAACGAAACATGGGAACTAAAGGGTAGATACGAAACCACTGCTATGCTAACATGGTTGCAGGAATTGTATACTTCTAAGGTCATTTATCTGATTGAAGGTACAGCATTAACAAGAGTAAATATAACGTCTACAAAGAACACCGTCGAAGACCGCGATCCATTTCAGCCTGTTATTGAGATTAAAAAACAACCGCTAAAATTGAACTGATGTATAGGGTCTGGATAGGTACGAGTGAGATAGAGGTTTTAGATGTCGATTTTCCGGTGACGGCTGCCATACAAAATATTGACAGCATAGAAGAAAGGAAAGCGACTAAGACAGCGGTTATAAAAGCACCTGCCACAGATGCTAATAGGGCTATTTTTGACCATTTGGAAGACGTCAATATAGAACATTCCATAACAGGATTAACAGGTAGATTGACCGATGGAACATTCGAGATGAAAGGCCAAGTTAAAATTTATGACACTCTTATAAAAGGTGATGAAGTTTATTATCAGTTTCAAATCTTATCAGGTAATGGTGACTGGACTGGACAAATAACGGGGCTGTTAAGTGACTTAGCCATTACTTCACTGAATCACTCTTATACAAAGACAGTCATAAATGCCAGCGTAACAACACCAGGGGATTACTTTTATCCCTTAGTTAATTACGGTAAGTTTTCCGGCGGTGCCGAAACCGAAACATTACAAAGCGATGGCAGTACGATCATCGTGACCGATGGAACCTATGTAAACATCGAAGACCGATTGCCAGCGGTGAAGATTATCACTATTCTGAATAAGATATTCAATACTTTAAAATATAAGATAAGTTCTACATACTTAAATACTGCGGACTTTGCAAAAAAATACCTATCATTTTCACGTGATCCTGAAATTTACACCGATGAAGTACGTACAGATTCACTCTTTCAGGCTGGATTAAATGATGACTGGTCGAATGGTCAACTTGTTTTAAATAACAATATCGAAGCTACCTTATTATTGTTTACAGGTAACACAGTAGACAATGGCATTGTGCCTTTTACAAATGACACGGATGCACCAAATTTCGACACAGGCGATCATTATCATTTTCCCTTTGTGGGTAACTATGAGTATACCTGTGAAACATCTGGCAGTTATAAGTTTAGAACCAGTTTACAAGTTAACATTCATTCGACATATTTAGACGTAACCCCCGAAGTGACGGAGAATATCATTGTAACCGTGCAACTTCTAAAGAATGGATCAGTAGTATTAGCAACCGATACACTGACATGCACTCAGGTCATATCACACCAACATACTATGATAGCAGATTCCGGCTTTCAATATTTGGTAGCAACTGACTATGTGCAGGTGAAAGTAACAGTAACTGGTAAGATAACGAATGACTGTGGTTATGATAGTACGGTTTATTTTGATATTAAAAAATCAAATTTCACATATTTTAAAAATGACTTTCTTTTAAGACCGGCAGAAAACTATGCGTGGACATATGCTAATATTCTACCTGATGTTTTGCAGATTGACTTTGTTAAATGGTTATTTCATAAATACAACTTACATTGCACTACAAACGTATGGGAGCGTACTGTCTATATAGAACCCTGGGATGACATTCACACCGAAACTCAAAATGTTTGGACAAGTAAATTTCACTCTGATCTGAAGGTTTTAAAGAAAGATATACCTTCATGGTTATATTTACAGAGTGCTATTGATGGCAATGATGCCATGATTGTAAATACCCGCTTAGCCTGTAAACTTTCAAATGGTAATGGTGATTCTTTAGAGAGCGTAAACGGATTGTTTGCAGATACTTTGATGGGTATTTGTGCGAAGATAGGATTAACGTCTGATCAGATTCCGAAACTATGGAATAATAACGACTTGTATCCTGAAGCACCTGTACAAAGTTTTAACTTTTTGCCACGTATCTGGACTTATGATGGCGAAACCGCTGGCAATACGTGGACATTTGACGGCGATGCGAAAACAAGTTACCCTAAAATCACACCTGATAACTTTTCAATAACTGAATATACAAATTGGTTATATACTTATAATAACGCTCATAGATTAGATGCTAAGTTTGTTTTAAATGACAATGATATGTCTTGTTTGTTAAATTGTGTAACTGGTAAGGATTTCAGGGCTTTGATCTGGCTGGGTCAAAGTAGGTTTAATGGGACGTATTATTTAAACTACGTTAAATATTTGAGTAATGGCATTTCAGAGGTCGAGTTGATTCAAAAGAGAGTATCCAAAACAGGTGTGACGGTAACGACCCAGACGATACCGACAGATGGGACGGTATCCGGTGGCGGGTCAACATCTTCAGGGGGCGTAACTACTGCAAGTCATCTTATAACTGATGCAACTGTCATCACTAATATTACAACGGATGCAAATTGGACATCGCAAAATTACACCGGAAGCACGGCGGGGCTGGTAGAGGGTAACTATTATTATGACTCTACGAATCACAGGGAGTATACATATAACGGAAGCGTATTATATAGGAAAATGGTAAATGTTGAACTATAATGGAAAAAGAATTAGTATTTCGAATAATCGTAAAGGGTGAAGCTGAAAAGACGGCGGCGTTAAACAAACTTCAGGTTGAATTAACACAAACGACGGCACGGATAAAAGAACTGCAAACTATTCAGGTCAAAGGTGGAACTATTTCACAGGCAGAAAGAGCGGAATTAAACGGATTAATCAGTAAACAGTCTGAATTAAAAAGTCAGGTAGGACAGTTATCGACAGCAATAAATAACGAGGCAAAGGTAACCACTTCGGCAACGAGCAGCATTGCACAATTAAGAGCCGAAACAAGTCTGATGATTCAGAAAGCTGGTCAAATGACCGTTACTACAAAGCAAGAAGAAGCGGCACGGCAAAAATTAGTAACGCAAATTCAAAAGAATCAAACCGAGATACGGAATTTTGACCGTTCTATTTCTGGAAGTTCCACGTTGGTGGGTGAATATGAGAAAGGATTTACGGGTGCTTTCAAAAATATCGGAGTAGCCATAGCGGGAGTTATGGCTACATATTTATCATTTAATGCTTTACAAAATTCTATCGGCGGCAGCGTTAAGGCTTATGCTGAACTTGAAACAGGCGTTCCAATGTTCCAAAT